AATAATCATAGCTATCATCGTTCTCTGCCTGAGAAGCGAGCTTAGTTGACGGAGTAGCTACAACAGTAGGATTGCCAGATACGACTACAAGTCCATTGGCATTAAGGACGGACTTAAAAAAATCATCGATATTTGCGTTGTTAACATCTGCATTAAATACAGTAATGCTTCCCTTTACATCAGGATTGACAATTACAGGCTTACTCGTTTTAGAAGAATACCATTGCACAAAAGAGCGTACAGGCGCGTTATTCAAGGTTACTGGCTCAGCGAAAACAGAGAATGAAATAAAAGAGGCCAGAGCAAAAATAGTTTTAGAAAGTGACAGTTTCATTTTTATCCTTCACAGGTAACTTGCTGAGTATAGTTGCGCTTGCGCAAAGTTATATGACAAGAATCATTTATATCAACGGCGTAACCGGACTTGATTAAATCGTAAGAGTAAAACAGGTTTCCTTTAGCATCCCTGAAATTTACGTTTATATCATATCCCATCTGTGAAAATGAGTTGATCGATAATCTAGGCAAATCCTGAATAGTGTGATCGGTTTTAGTGGTATTGACCTGCGGAGCAGATTTAGCAATAGCGGCTAATTGCTCATTAACCTGACTGGATTTATAGAAAAAGCCAACGCCAGCACCTAAAGCGAGAAATGACGCCATGAGAAAAACACGGTTCATTTTCTTAAAGTAGATTTTAGTCATTCTCATATAATATTTTGCATCCTTTTTAACAGAAAATATGCCGTGAGTGTAATAAGGTGATAGTGGGCAGAACGGAGGACATAAATCCCTGTCGCTGGTAAATATCTGCTTTGTATCGTATGCAGCATATAAATCAGTTCCGGTATATACCCATTTATCAACAGTTAATGACTGAGGGTTATCACCATATTTGACTATACCAAAGTGAACCTTTGGCAAAGGGAGGCGACCACCTGATAAAACTGAAATAAGCCCACCAATAATAGGAATATTAAGTTTATCAAGGCGACGACAATAAACAACATGTTCGGCTAATGCCTCACGCGCTTGTTTATCCATGAGCGAAATATCTTGAATAATAAAAATAATATCCCAACCCAATTTACGAGCATGTAAGCACCAGTCAATAACAGGTTGGCGGGTTTTATCACTCCAGTTTCTTGAGTTAAACCAAGTGCCACATTCATCAAGAACTAATAAACCGTTCTTTGATTCATCATAAGAAAGATTACCGCGCCCAATAGATTCCAAATCCTCTAAGGTTGGCTTATCAGCAATGCGCATAACACGACATTGTTTAGCATACCTGCCAACCTGCGGAAAATGATGCAGCTTTAAATTTAAATTAGTGGCAACAATTCCACCCTTTGCAAGAGTGCGCTGTATACGCGATACAGCAACCAGTGTTTTACCTGCGCCTAATTTACCTGTAACGACATATACAGCCATGTTAAATCACCTTGTTAGCTATGCCTAATAAACGGTCTTTAATATCAAAAACAAAGACCGCTATTCTTGTAGTCATGATCACAGTAATACAGGTTGTTGTTCCGTCAGGTAATACAGACGACATTAAGTTGCCAAAATCAGCAGGAATGCCGCCCATAACAGAGGAAAGCGCATCACCCAATAGCTGTATTGATAGCGTAACAACGCTAAGAATCGCACCAATTAAGGCAGCAGCCATTAAACCGTTACGGGTAATAATCTTAGCGAGAAACTTGCCAAAATAACCAATAGCGAGAGGCACTAAACCTATAAGAAAGCGGATAAGAGCAGGAATACCTAATAAAGCTGGCATTATTGTTCACCTTTGCGAAGTAATGAAGTGACAGACTGGAATACATACCAGAACGTTAAACAGTACATAACCCATGACAATACAGATTTAATATCGCCTAATTTATCGCAACCAATTTCAAGCTGATAAACAGATCCCTGAAACATCACAAAATCAGTACAGCCGTGACCAGTAGGCATGGAAGGACGAAGGGCGCCATCGTTCAGGAACGCTTCCCAGCTCGAACCGTGAGAGTCATGGCTAATACCTAAAAGCTCTTTAGCCTGGGCTACAGATAGATCCATCTCAGAACGGCCTTCACCGTACTTACCGGAAGGGCCACCGACGTCATCAACGAAGTTACCAACGCCACGCATACCATCATTGATAGCAGAGGTAACAGAGGCCGCAGCAGTAGCGGAATCCTTATCTGCCTGCTGCTTATCATCAAAGGTATCGAGATCCTCAGTTAATGATTTTTTTACAGCATCACCAACAGAAGGGGAGGCGTCATGTATAGCGGCGGTGACATCCTCTTTAGTGAGTGATTTGCCAGAAGTACCACCAGAACCGGTAGAACCGCCACCAGTAGAGCCACCACCAGTAGAGCCGCCTGATTCGCCACCGGTAGAGCCGCCACCAGTTTCACCACCGGTTTCACCAGAGCCACCAGATTCACCAGAGCCACCCGTATCACCGTCTTTTACAGGGGTAGACTGAGATTCTCCAGATTCGGGAACGTAACCAGTTGGTGTCCAGGCTGTAGAGGAACATACAGTGCCATCATTCTGACAAACAGTGATGCCGTTAGCCTCATATTCGCAGCCGTCATAGTTTATGTAATAACTACCGCCATCTTTTGCGACATTATTAAAAGTGTTATTGATTGGCGGTTTAGCCTCACAAATTTCTTCCGGTGTTTTCTCACCGGGAGTTTCTTCCTCTGATTTTTCATCCTTTCCATAAAAGACAGTAATGCCCCATTCAACATAGCCGGTAATAGAATCAGGCGAGTTTTCAATAGGCACAGCATTTCGCATATTACATGAATTAGCTAACTCATATTTAAACTGATAATCATCGCCTAAGCCAGCCTGTAAACTACTCTTATAATTATCGTAAAACTCAACGGCATTTTCTTTTGCGTCATTACAAGCAGAAGTAATATCTGATGCGGTTAAAACATAAAACGCAGTGCTGGGTGTTACAGTGGTATCACGGACATATTTGCCAGAATACCAGCCAGTGCCTTTGGACACTGCTTTAGACCAATTGATTTCTGAATGTGCAGTATTAAAAACCATTAGCAATGCAGCGGTTATTATAATCTTGTTTTTCATAATGCCCCGCAAATAGACAAAAAAAAGGGGCGCATAAGCACCCCAAGAGGAAAGTAGAGACTTATACAGCTTTAGAGGAGAACTTCTTAAACAGGCGAATTGCCAGACCAGCACCGACAACGACAGTAACAACAGGCCACGTCTGAGCAATGAGATCAGTTGCCTGAGTTTTGAGGCTGTTCATTGCCTCAGTTGCATAACTGGTAGCGGTGCCATCGTCAGCGGCGAACGCGCCAGCAGAAGTAGCCAGAGTAACAGCAGCAACAGCCAGTTTGGTTTTTACAGCAGAGATTTTAGAAAACATGTGTAGTCCTTAATTAAACGATCCGTTCAGCAATGGATTTAAAAAACCCTATGCCATAGAAAAGGGCAAAGCCCATTATATAAGCGCCGATAAATAAACCTACATAGTCGATCATCGGTGTACCCCAGCAGTAATAGCCCCTAAACCGAAGGAAATAACAAGGCCGAGAGCTATTACAACGTGAATTAGTTCATCTGACATAATCAGGCTTTAATTTCTTGTTTAACCTCTTGAACACCTGCATCAAAAGACAGGCTGTAAGATGTGCCGTTTTTACCGTTCATTGCCCAAGAACGGACATTGATTGGAATCTCACACATTTTACCGATGAGAGAGTTAAGCTGATTAACAACGCCAGCCTGTACAAGATCATCAGGAATTTTAACCTGCTCTACATCCTGAGTGGTGCCACCAAAGCCGTCAGCTTTCTGGATGCCAACGCCTAAAACATGCTGAGGCGAACGATTGTCACGGTTCTGAGCTTTAGTACCGAGAACACGACCACGAATAATAATACCTGAATGCATAGTTAAAACCCCTTAGAAACTTGATACGCGATTAGATGAATAAATTAAATTTTCATATTGAGAAGGAATGGAGGCAGGTTTAGCCTCTAGTACACGAAGTAAAGGAACAACGTTGCTGTTATCAACGCGATCAACAGTTACCGCAATATCAATACCAAATTCTTTTAAAGCCTTACGGTGACGGAAATAGGTTGCGCGGGAAACCATATCTGTTACACGAATACCCTGTTTCCAACAAACGTAAGTCATACGTAATGCAGATGGCAGGTTAATAACTTGAGTATCAGTAAGTAAAGTATTTCCGCTCATTTCGATACGCCCCATATATTCTTTGAAAACTGTATATGCAGTTTCAATAGACCAGTTTTTAGCAAAATTTAAATTAATATCAGTTAGCTGTAGTGCGCGTAAGGTTAATTCTAAACGTAATTTGTTTTTTGACCATTCAACGAGGCCAGTTTTCTTAATTTCTTCGGGTACGCCGTGCGCCTTTTTCCCGCAGTTTACTTCGTCATATTTACTATACGCCTTGATAGACCAGCGGCGCGAGTTTTTACCAAAATACAGAGTGCCTTTAGCAGTCGCAGGGCGACCGTGACGGGTTTTAGCTTTGAACTCAGCAGCATGTAACCATGACCGTACATCAATGAGAGTAGGCAGCTCAAACATGTAGTTAACGTCAACGCGCTTAAGCTCATACTGACCGGAAAGCACCTGGCGATAAGAGGCCATATCATGCGGGATGTTCAGTAGTGACAACATGCGAGCGTAAAAAGCAATCATAAGGCCGTTAAGATCGTCGCTTCCAACGATATTGTGACCCTGCAACCACTTTGAAGGGTTACCATCAACGTATAAATGGGTAGCCTTGCCGTTACCGTCAGAACCCTGAGAACGTACACTAATGGAGCTTTCAAACGAGCCGGTTACACGGGCAAACTTAACGCTTTCCCATTCTACAGAGCCGTCAGGCGCAACAGAGAGGACGCGACCAGCATCAACAGGCACATGCAAACAAGGCATAACGGCTGTAACCCAATCAATCATACGCATCCCTTAGTGTTGTATGCGTGTATACACGTATACAGGTGAGTTCCAATGCACGCATGATAGCGTGAAAAATAACGTGCGCAACAAAAATTTTTACATGTATTGACAATAAGATTACGCTTAAAAACTTGCTTTCAGGCGAAACATTATATTTTTCAAAGGCATAACATGAAAAAAGCTATTAGGACAACGGCGAGCATTTCAACCGAGAAGAAAAAGAACCTCAGTGATACTGCGATCAGGATAAGTGCAAGTACAGGCGTTCAAGTCACATGGACGGATTTATTAAACTATGTCATTGAAAACTATACAGATTTAGCAGAAAAGAAAATGATAAAAGAGCTGAAAAAGAAAGGTGACGTGTAGTAGATAGGTATCAGATTGAGACAAACGTGCAGTATTACATACACTGCACGTAACCCCGCCCCGCCTGACTCCGCAGCAAAAACCCAAAACCCAAAATCCCGAAAGTGAGACTTTCGTGCACCACTTTTTCTGAGTGCCGGCAGAGGCAAAAATCATGGCTGTAACGTCCTTTCGTCTACGACCGTCAGAGGGCAGAGCAGCGGAAGGATCACAGGAAAAAGGCGCTTAACAGGGCGATGGCCCACTACGTGAACCATCACCCATCACAAGGTTATTTAACGGGGAGTCATCAATCACTAAATCGGAACCCCAGAGGGGCCCCCACGATTTAGAAATTGACGATTTGAGAGGGGAGCCTATCCGATGCCAAAAAACGAAAAGGAGAAGCACATACGGCGGATTGAAGGGGTTTTGTTGAAGGTCGCACTGAGGATACCGGGCAGGGCTTACGCACCTACCCGGCACCCTCATAGCGCCCTAATAACATGAGCGGTTAACAATACAAACATAGTGCGATCGTCTTTAGAGTCTGAATGGCTACGGAAAAGCCAGCCAATCAAAGGAATCTTTGACATGAAAGGGACGGAACGATCGCTATCAAATTGATTAGAGCTAATCAGGCCGCCTAAAAGAAGCGTCTGGCCGTCTTTAATCTGTACTGTGGTCTGTATCTGGCGCTGATTGGTGATTATGTCTGAGGCGGTTGTTTGGTTGCTCAGTGAGTCTGCTTTGGTGTCGATGGTGAGGACTAATTCAGAATTACCCATAACTACCGGGGTCACCTTAAGAGACACACCAACATCGCGGCGTTCTATGGTCTGGAACGGGTTATTGACGCTGGCTGCTTCGCCGGTAACCTTGCCAGTGACAAAGGGAACATTCTGGCCAACCGAAATGTTCCCACTCTGACCGGACTGGGTAAGAATGCGCGGAGTAGAGATAA